CTGCCTGCCCCAACATGCTAGTACGAACCCAACGATACGCCCAACCCGGTGTTTTATTGAACTCCGGCAGTAACTGCGCGGGTGCCCATGCTGCGGCCCTCTGGAATTCACTTCGGACTTCTGTATCTCTCGGCGTCCTATTTTCTGTACTGGTTGTAGTAGTTTTAACCATTTCTGTTCTCCAATTTAATTTGCTCGCGGGCATATTGCTCAGGGGTCAACCCGAACTTTTTAGCTATCGCTAGTTGTGTTGTGCTTAGGTGTACTTTTTTAGGTGCAGTACTACGAGTAGCTGACGCCACTACATTAGCTGGTCGGGTGCGTGATGTGTGAGTTGCCCCACCATCCGTGTTGTCATTCTCAAACTTCTCTGGAAACCGCTTGCGCATTGCTTTATCAATGCGATTATAATATTCGTCAGAACCCGCAGTCATGCCCTCATCTAGTACTAAGGATTCATGTATGCCTTTAGCTAGACTCGTCATCGCTTTATCCGTCTGAAACCAAGGATTTTTAGCATGCCAAACCAAGGCTTTATGGTCAGGCGACGGAGCTTGCCGTTGTTCTGATTGTATATATACACTATTTTCTGGCGTTTGTAAAGGATTTTCGAACTGTAACCTATAATTATCTGCCTGTAATTTCTGTAGCTGCGCAGAATTAAGTCTTACTTGAGCAGAGATAACCTTATCAGCATCGCCAGAATCATACGCCTCCTTGTAGTCCTTCTTAGCCGCCTCCATCTCCCCAACAGTTGCGTGTTTCAAAGTGTTGGCGTATGCTTGCTCACCATAACTAAGGCTGGTCTTGAGTTGTTTGTTCTCCTCTATGATTGATGAGGCAAACCTTACCGCCTCAGTTCTCTCCCTATCAGCGACCTCTTTTGCGCGTCGCTCGTCATGCCAAACCTTTTTGAGTTGTGACATTCGCTCTTTAACTTTAGCGGAGTATTCCTGAAGGTCGTCATCCTCTAGTTTGTCCACCAACGCTTTCGGCAGGGGGGTCTTATTTCTATCCTCCGCAGGGGTATCGTCAACTTCTACTACCTCAACACCAGCATCGTCGTCCGTAGTAATCACAATACTATCTTCTAGTTCTGCTTCTTTATTATCTACAAGCATTTACTTCTCCTTTATGCACAACTGATGGTTGTGGGGTTACGCCAAAAAATCTACTACTATGCCGATTACTTTTCCGCATGTTTTTCTTCATTGCAGGACATACATGTTTTTAGCATCTTTGATACCCTCTAGGATCGTCAACCACTGCTTCAACTGAGTCGTCATTAATAATTCTGAACTCAACTCCATGTATCTTAATCCTTGTGCCAGTGTAGGCTCTAGTTAGGATGAAATCATTAACTTGGCACCACGCCCCCGTAGGGAACTTAGTCTCGTCCTTATATGCCATATCCCCCATCTTCAGCACATACAGCACCACCGTAGAGTTTTCTTCTACCTGCTTAACTTTGTCCGACTTGATGATGCCGCCTTGATATGTGTCTTCTATCTTGGGGATAGCACACAGTATCTTATACCCTTTCGGAGCGGGGAGTTGTGTCGGAGATGTGATCTCCTCTTCTGGTAGTAGGCCCACTTCAGCCACTTCCTTGGGGGCGCTCTTATCCCACTGAGAGGTCTTTTTATTCATTGCCGTCCTCCTCTCTTAAGTTGCGCAGCATATCTACAATCAAGCCTTGCACCGACATAAACCCTAGTACCTTACCTGCGGCGTTCTGGTACTGCGCGTAGTCTTTAGCCCTACCCATACCCAAATCCTCGATTATTACTTTGCGCTCTTCCTCGATCTTATCTGATAGGATTCTTAGCGTTTCATTCATTTATTACTCTCCTTTTGGTTGTCGTTGCGTGTGAATCTGCTCCCGTTGCACTACTATTTGCTGCTGGTTGTGTGCTATATCCGCACCTTGTTTATGCCCTTTCAACATGGCGTCTGCTTGTAATTTCTGCTCCTCCAGTTGGGTTTTATATTTGGCTGCGCTCGCCTGTTGCCCCAATGTGGCTCCTGCAATATGCTCTTGAGATGCCATCTTATCCCTATCAAGCTGCAATCTCTCCCGTTCTAACTCAATATCCGCAGTAATCTTCTTGTCCTTTATCTGCACTTCTTGTTGCTTGATTTGGAGCTCTTGCTGTTGCATCTGGACAAGCGGATCTTGTTGTTGCTGCTGCGCTTGCTGCTGCGCCGCTGCCGCTTGGTTCTTCTGCATTAGTTGCTGCGCTGCTACCGCCATCATCCTAGATACTTCCACCTCTACATCTTCTGGCAGTGGTTCATCCATCCCGGGCAGGGGCACCCCAAGCTGCTCCTCAATCTGCTTCCTATACTTGAACGCAGTATGCTCGTTGAGGTGGGCTAGCGCCGCAGCCATAATAGCCTGCCCTTGTGGATTCTGCCCGATAAGCTGCGCGGTTGTTGGGTCTTGGATGAAGCTCTGCACTACCGTTATATGTGCATCGTGGTCTTGGTTGAGGAACGCTTTCACGGGTTTCCCGTTAAGCAAGTCCATGTTCTCCGCTACTGGGTCTTTAGGTCTCCGCTCTTCTGTGGATGGTATGAGTTTACTCACATTCTTGACCCCCAACACTTCCAGCATCTGCCTGTTAAGTTCGGGTAAATCATATATCTGTGGGTTAGATTGCGCCATTTGCATAACTGCTTGATACTGCACAACCTTCTGGCTCATTGTAGCTGCATTAGGGTCGCTGACAGGGATAACTTCTACCATATCATAGTCGGACTGCCGTGCTTTACGCTCCCCCGCTTCAGGGTCAAACTCATAATCGTCTGGCGCATAGTCTCTAATGATGGCGGATAGCAACTTAAACTCTTGCCTCATCGATATATGTGTCCGAGCCTGCACCGCTCCCATGACTTTCAAGCTGCGTTCAAGAATGGCTAGCGTGGTGCCTACTGGTGAATTTGCCGACATATCTGCAATCGCTACATCTGCCGAACCTGCCAACCTACGCCCATCTTCTACGATTTCGTTTTTCAGCATGATGAGGGCTTGCGAAGGTTCTTTATATGGCAGCGGCATAATGTTGTCGCGCAAAGCCCCACTCGGCACATCTACATCTCTAAACTCCCCGGGGGATATGGGAGTATCATCGCCCTTAATGCGTAGCCCTCGGGTCTTGTACCCGCCCGATAAATTAGACAATGTGCCCGAATCAACCACCTGCCTAGTCAGGGACGTAGCACTCTTAGCCGACCCGCCAATAAGATGAATCAAACCAAGATGATAGAACCCAAAACTAGGTACGTATCCGTAGTGGACGAAGTGCTGCCTCTTCTGTTTGGTTGTATCCTTCTCATTCCAGTTACGGCGAATAGCCAGAACCGTGTCACCGCCTTGTTCGATGGTAACTACATACGGAAGTGCGATACCTGTAGGCTCCCCCTCATCATCCTCATCCTCAAACCCCGGAAGGTCTATATCTACATGCATCTCCAACAGCTTATAGCGGTCATCCATCGTCGCGCTGAACCCCATCTTTTCCGCTATCTTCTTCTCCACGGACTCGATGGTATGTGATGGCTCGCCTAAATCTATGTCGCAATAAAACCCTGCAACCTGTAGTTTGCGTACCTCATTCTCGGTTTTACGCATGATATGAGTCACACGAGGAGAAGTAGCTAAACTAGAGGCTCCATAGGGCACAACAATATCCTCTGCAGGCACAAATATAGATACCTGCCTTTCTAAACTAGGGTCAAAGTATACCTTCTTGAACGCATTACCTGCCAACCCCAATCCCCACAACATCTTCTCATGCTCGGGGCGATACTCAGGCATCTTCTCAGTAAGCTGATAGTTCATATCCTCTTTTACGCGAGCGGCGGCTTCATTCTTTTCTTTAGTCTGTTTACCTATAATCTGGGTTTTCACGGGGCCAGCAGCAGGGAATGTTTCTGTGATAGTCTCTGCTTGGAACTTAACCAACGCCTCAGTGAGTAATGGGTGGAATACTGCACAAGCTCCGGGCCACGGCTCTGTGCGATCTTCTAACTTAAGTCCTAGTAACTGCAGCCCATCTACGTATGTGTTTATCCAGTCCTTGCGGGAGTTATCATCACTCTTAAAATCTGCTACTAAGTCGGACGCTAAAGATGCGAGGACACCATCATCAATATAATCAGCAAGATTAGCATCAAAATCATCAGCAGTTTCCTCCTCAGGCTCTAAAATTACCGTCATCCCACCAGCATGAATAGCCACACTTTCCGGGT